CTGTACAAAATGGGCCCCATTTTTTCTGAAGAGGGGTATGCGGTCTCAGTACCAGAGCTTGCGCTTGGCCTCGGCCTTCTGCCTCTTGCGCTCGACAGACTCTCGCTGAGTCTGCTTCAGATGACACTCATGACAGATAGACATGAGATTGTAATAGTCAAGGAAAAGGGTCCAGTCTCCGTTATGAGCTCGGATGTGATGAACCTCGGTTGCCGGTGCTCCACAGATCTCACATTCTGGACACTGGCGCAACTTCTCGGACCTGAGCTTTCTCCACTTCGGAGAGTTGTACATTTCATCCCATCGTCCATGTTGCGCTGTCTGATAAGCACCCCGTTTCTCTCGGTCTTTGAACTCAAGAGACTGATGCTCGATACAATATGACTTGCCGATGTCACACAACCGTGTGCACCCTGGAGCCTTGCAGATCTTCTTCAACGGCATCCCTGACCTCCTTCATCTTCTTTGAGAACTCAGCTCTGAACTTTTTGTCCTCGATTGCTTTTCTGATATCCTTCCAGTTGATACGGCTCTCGATTACCTGCGCTGCCAGTTTCGTTGCCTCGGAACCGTCCTCAATCTGAGAAGTGATCCAGCCAGCATAATCGTCATATAGTTCAACCTCTCCCTGTTCTACAGGCTGGTCTGAATCCTCATAAGGAACAAGCCTTCCGTCCGATGCTCTTGGCTTGGAGTAGTAGAACATCGCATTCCTGACGTAAGCAGACGGAGCAGAGCTGATTACCTCTTTCCCTGTCTCCATCAAACGCATGCAGATGTCGGCAGCCAGATCCAGCACCCCGTCTTCATCATCAAGTAGTCTTTCTCTTTCGTTGATTTTGAGTTCGAGATTTACCAGAGTTCTGTACAGTTCTCCGACCTTCTGAGGGTCCTTTGTCTGTAGATACTCGCTCTGCAATCTCAGGATCAGGCTGTGATGCTTTGGCATTCATCAACTCCTTGGTTATGTATTCATCACACCGACATGGTGGAACAGGATTCCATCCACCACGGTTGATCATCGTTATATTGAAGCACTGGACCTTAATCCCTGTCGGATCATACCAGTGGCAACCATCACAGGCTTCTGTCTTCATCATCGTCTCCGTTAATCAAATACAGAATGAAGACAGCCAATAGCAAAAACAGAATTAAGCATACAATTGCACCACCCATTCAGTCCTCCTCGGCTGGTAGTTCCAGCCATAACTTCAATCGTTCCTTGCCGGTGTTGTAGTAACATGTCGGACAAGCCGCTGCATTACCCATGAACCGATAGATCAGATCCAGCAGTTCCTCATCTGTCATCTTCCGAACTCTGTCTGCATTGGTCATAGCTTCAGCTCCTTCACCCATTCGGCAAACTTCTGGATAAGCCAGAGCCTTCCCCTGTAGAACTCAACAGTCCTCTTTGCGAAAGCATCTTTCCTCTTAGACCAGAAGTTCACATTGCAGCGCATATCGTCTTCCATCCGCTCAAGTCTGCTCATCAGCTCAGGCTTTGTCATTCGGTGCTTCCTCCTTGAACTTCTTCATGCACTTGGCGCAGATGTATAAGACTCCCAGTATCGGCATGCGTCCGTTCCAGGCTTTCCAATAGTTGTCGCTGTCTTTCAGCTCTTTTCCACATTTGCAACAATTCAACACTTCAATCTCCTCTGTTTGAGTGCACCTCGGAATCGAACCGAGAAAGGGCCTTCCCAGTGCACCCAGAGCTTTAATCTCTGACGGGATCTCTGCTCAGCGATTAGGCTTTCTCAATCTATATCCAAAAATCAAAACTCCTTTTGCCTCTTTCACCACAGGGCTACTTGGCTAGGAATTACTCGCATATCTATCGACATGCACCCCGTCAGCAACCTTGCCATAGTCTCCAGTAAACTTCACTGGATTATGACAAGTCGGACAGGTCACATTCGTCACCCCGTTGAACTTGATCTCATCCACCCTGAGCGTCAGAATGGTGTGACAGATGTTGCATGTTTTCTTGTATGAAATCGGTGCTCTATACTTCATCCTTTACCTCCACTTTCTCAACACGGAAGAAACCTCCCATGATTGCCGTCCCTTTACTCAATGCACAATGCAGAACCTGCTTGTTCTTTAATCCCAGGACATGAGCCACCTCATCACCGGTGCCACAGAACCAGGGCAGTTCCTTCTCGGTTGTTTCAACAATCATGTACAGCTTCATACGGCCTCTACTAAGGCTTGAGCCATTTTTGGACAAACGGCATTTCCTATCTGTTTGACTACATCAGCCCTGTTGCCGGTGAAAACGTAATCCTTTGGGAAACTCTGTGCAGCTGAGAGCTCATGAGGCTGAAGCATTCTAAAACCAAGTCTCACATCATGCCTCTGTTCAATGAGTGCAAATCTCTCCTTGGTTGTAACAACAGGCAAAGGTCCTCGATGCGGATCATGGCACACCCCGTTGCTGTAATACTCCATGACAAGCGCATGATGAGCACCTGAACATGACACTGTTGATAATGGCTCGGATACTGGTCTGCATCCGCTATTGCTACGCATTTCTGCAATTAACGGCTGGACTAGTCCGTATCTGTTTGAAGTATCCAGAACTGGAACAGGTTCCGTTATTGGATGGACCCTGTTTTCACCACCGTTATACCGACAAAGAAACGGCTTTGCTTCTTCTCCCCAGTATTTGGCAATCCCGTTGAGAATGCGCCTCATGGTAGCCTCTGCAAGAGGTTTCTCCCTTTCATCAATAGCCTTGCATGGAATAGACCAGTCTATTATTCTGCTTGCCGGTATCCACGGAAGACGATTATCTGAGAATAGGCTGTTCTCTGTTGTTGTAGTTCTTGTGTACCTCGGCTCAGGCCAGATGATTTTCTTTCCACCTCTGACAGCCTGGAGAAAAAACCTTGTCCTTGTTGTAGGAGCTCCGAAGTCTGCTGCATTGCAGAATCTCCAGTCAACGGTATATCCCATTGCTCTGATCGCATTGACAAACATACCGAAGAACTCTCCTTTCCTGGACTGAATCGGCCTGTCATCCCTGCCTAGAGGTCCCCATGTGACAAACTCCTTCACGTTCTCGACAATCAGACGCTTTACATCAAGCATAGTCAGCCAGCGCAGAATATCGAACGGAGTGCATCTGCTCTGATCATCCATAGGCTTGCCACCCCGTGCTACAGAGAAGTTTGTGCATTCAGGGCTGGCCCACATCAGTTCTACCTGTCTGTCCTTTATCAGATCTGTGGGAATAACTGTCTGTATGTCCTGACAGACACATTCATCTTTGGGGAAGTTTTTAGAATGTGTTTCGCATGCTCTTTCCCAATGGTTGACGGCAAAGAGTTTGATGTCATCACCCATTGCCCAGTGAATACCCTGTGATTCACCACCGGCACCGCAGAATAGATCTACTACAACAGGTTTCTTTTTCGCACTCATCCCATCACCTCAACCGAAATCGAAAAACATCTGCCCACCAGATACCTCGGTATTGCGCTTCATTTCACGAATTGCCTTTTCAAGCGCACTCTGTTTCATCTGTTCTTCCTTTACCCTGGACCTTGACTCATTCAGACATGTAACAAGCTCGTCAACCGTAGCAGGTCTTTTATAACCTCTCTGTTTTGAACTGGAGATAATCAGCGTCTCAGGCTTTTTCCTCAGTTCGTTTATCTCGTCCCTTATCTTCCTGTCGGAAAGGCCAGTCATGCGGACAAGCTCTTCCCTCGTTACATAGTGGTCTTTGGGAATCAGGTTATATATCTCCATGTTTACCTCCCTGTAAACGGGTCAAAGTCAGGATCATCTTCTTCGGACTCCGTTACCATCGGCTTGTTCCTCAGATCCTCTCCGCTCAGCTCAACCAGATAGCCACCTCTGTACCTTGAACGCAGCTGACTGGAGAAGAGCGGTTCACCGTTTTCCATCGGTCCGAATATCTCATTCGGCTTTCTGTTGGTCAGAAGCACTGTCGGCAGATCATTGGAATAACGGATGTTTAGAATCTGCTCTATGGTCCTCTTGTCCGATGGTGTCCACTGGGTCATTCCAAACTCGTCAATCACCAGTACACCGCAGCTGTTGGTCCAGAAACCGAAACCTGATTCTCCGAAACCACTCACAGATCTGAGCAGCATCCCTTCGTAGATGTATCTCGGTTCATGGAATACACAGTCATTGATTGAATCCAGGAGAGCAACCGCATGAATGAAAGCGCAACCGATATAGGTCTTGCCGGTGCCGTTCCCTCCGCTGATTACCATTGTTCTGTGAGCATGAGGATCATTCACCATGTCCCACAGGTAATTGAAGACTCTCAGCTGCTTCTCGTTCTGAGGGTCAATATCGTTGATGTTCATTTTCCTCAGTCCTCTGGGTATTCCGTATTCCGCTACTGGGATGTCATTAGCTACAACCTGATGTGTATGGACATCCCTGAAACCGTTCCACCATTTTTTCTTAGAAAGTGACCATGTGTTCATTCAAACCTTACCTCCGGTTCAGGAGAGTCTTCTCTCGTTCCGTCTGCAACAATGCTCATTGCAATGTTGGTTCCCTTGATTGTTTCCTTCGGCTTCTTTGCAATGTTGTCGAAATTGCCGTTGAGGGCCTTGCTGAAATTCTTCGGACGCATCAGCCAGTCGAATGATGCCTGGAAGGTCACATCAGCCCTGTTGTTGAGGAAATCGCTTGCCTCGGCTTTCTTGAATACGGTTGTGAAGTCTTCAAGTGTGTATTCGGCATATCTGGCTTTCACGTTGCGCTTGATCTCGTCCGTATACTTGTTCACTGGACGGACCTTGCTCATAGAAGGGCAGAGCTCATAGTACATTTCAAGGATTTTCTGATATGGAACCTTCCCTGATTTTTTCTGAGTAGAGGATGAATCGGAACTAATATCTTCTGTAACGTTAGTGGAAGAAGATATATTATTATTACTCTTACTCTTATTCTTACTCTTACTCTCGTTATCTTCCGTAACGCATACCGTTACGCATGCGTTACTTTCCGTAACGCTTAAGTCTTCCAAGGCTCTCAGTTTCTTCCTTTCCCTGAACCTGTCTTGCCTTCTGGCACCGGCTGTATTGGATTTGGAACCTATCATCTTTTCAACCTCGACCATGTAATAGGTTCCATCGTTCAATATCTCCATCAGACCAAGTTCTGAGAAAACCTTGACTGCGCTCCGAACAATGTCGATGTTGGTATCTGTGATGGTTGAAAGCATCTGCTCGTTGTATGGAATAGTGTCTGAGAATCGGAGATAACCTTCATGATCAATGCTCTCGCAGAGAAGTTTCAGGTAGAACAGAATGTAGTCCTTGCCATTGGGCATTCCCTCGACAATACGGACATCGTGACGCTTGAAAAAATCACGCTGCAACTTCAGCCAGAAATATCTGGATTCGCTATCTGCCATATTTTCTTCTCCTTTTCTCACTAAGTCTTTTTTCCAGCTTCAGAAACATCTTGCCGGTGAACCACCGTTGACGCTGCCATTTATCTAAGTCCGAGAGGAAACGCTGGAACCCCTCGGACTCGGTTCTTATCTGATCTGCAAAATTCATCAGTATCCTTCCTCATCATCAAAAGGTCCTAGCACAGGATTATTCCTGGAGAAGGTTTTCTTCCTGATCTCGCTCATTCCCACCCAGTTCCGGTGCATCAGGTTCATCCATTCCGACAGGGAATGTGTCTCCAGATACTCCAGCTGGCAGTCATGCTTCAGTGCTTCAGAGAACTCCGCATCGTTGTGCGCTTTCTCATGGCATGAAGGGCAGAGCTCAATAGTGAAGTCCATCCTCTCGGAGATCACTCTCCACCTGCCACCGAATATGTGATGAATATGCGTCTCACCATACAGACCACATACCTGGCACCGGTGCTTCTTGGACCTCGTTTTATCTCTCATTGCACCTTCTTCTTGAATGAAAAGTTGATGCTCATGCTCTCGATGCTGTATTTCGTCACCGAAAGCCCGTCTACCGTGAACCCCTCAGGCAGCTTGTCCTGTACCTTCTCCAATGCTGTAAGGAAATAGTTGATAAGCTCACTGAGTCCGTCTTTTTTTTCCTGATTCTGTTCCATCACTCGTTCCTCCTGTGAAGTCCTCATGCCCCCCGCCTCCTAGAGGGCAATCGGATCGAACTTCTAAACTTTAATGGCGAAAAAAATGGTTGAAGAAAAACTCCCAAGTGGTCGAAGGCATTTCCCTCTTAAGTGAAAGGGTCACATCCGAATCAGTCTGCGCCAGGGCGAACAAACATGTGCGCTAAACTACCTGCTTATTGAGAATCCATTCATCAATATCGGTTGCCCTCCACCTCAGAACGTTTCCTACTTCAATGGGATGAGGAAGCGCATCAGGATCCTTGCAACGAAGGGCCCTGACCGCTCCGTAAGACATGCCCAGGACCTCGCTCAGCTGCTTCATGGTCAGCAGTGCAGTAATCCTCATATAAGGGCGCATGGTCTCCGGTACACAGCTCATCGGTGTTCCGTTCTTGGAGCCAGCTGGTCTACCTGCCATTACTGGGCCTCCTGAGTTTTTGAAACTGTTGATAGTTCTCTTTTGATTAGCTGACCAAGCCATCCCTGAAAGGTCATCCCTTTGGACTTAGCCATTCTTTTAGCCTCAAGAACTTCATCTCTTGAGACAGCTGCTTTTAATTGTTCGTAGGATTTTTCCGTCTGCATGGCTTCATATTAGTATGGTTTTTCCTACTATGTCAACACAATTGTTTCTTTTTTGTTTCATTTTCGTAAGATTTTTCTTACTATTGGATTTATGGGAGAAGAGAGAAATAATTTAGGCTATGCCTTTTGGCAGAATGTTGACTTATTCAGAGGCGAGAAATCCATTGCGGAAATTGCAAGGGAACAAGGGCTCAAGTACCAAAGGCTTAAAGAGCAGAGATCTGATAACACAATACCCCGTGCAGACTATGCTTATCTGATTGCAAAGAGTATTGGAGTTTCCGTTGAAAGTCTGTTCACAGGAAAGAGAGAAGTTTCAGATCCTCGGATTGAAGCTGTGATTAAATTCTTGAAAGAAGATGAAGAAAAGCTGACATCCTTTGAGGCTTTGTTTTTTGGGGGAGTTGCTGGTCAATCGTCAGAAATTAGTTAGGAGGTATACATGTTCTGGTTGTTTTTGATTATAGCTATTATCGTTGTGATAGTGATCTTCAATAAAAATAGTGGGAGATCTTCAAATACTTATACTCCTCCGCAGACATCAGGATATGCAGATACACCGAGGCCCAGCTTTACAAGAGGAACACTTTATGCTGCCGTTTATCCATATGGTTTCTGGAGTGTTTGCACTTATACATGTGATGCAACCTATGATGAAGGCGATCTTGTTGTAGTAGACATAAAGGGAAAACAATACCCTGGAAGAATAGTCAATCTCTCAAGTACATGGCCTGAAGAAGTACCCAGAAACGTTACCCTCAAGCCTGTACTGAGAAGACTCAAGGCAACAGATAAGGGCCGTCTTGAGTTCTGGTCTGATAAGATTGACGAGTTCTTTAGGCAATAGCACTCTGCTGGACCTCAAGTATCTGCCTCAGATCCTCCGGTTCAAGATGGGCATAATGCTCGGTCATGCTTTCATCCTCATGTCCGATAACAGCCCTGATTTTCTCTCCCTGGACTCCAGCTGCTATAAGTCTTGTATTGAAGTAATGACGTAAAGAGTGGAATGAGAGAATGGTCCCTTCAGGCGCAACAATTCCAAGATCATCCATGCGGTCTTTCAGTTTCTTCTCGAAATAGCTATTGCTCACTGGATGCACCCCGTCAAAAGAGAACACATAATCGCCACCAGAATTGACTTTCTCAATCAGTTGTCTAATTTCATCGGTAATCGGAACAAGACGGCTGTAGCCTGATTTCGTACACTTTCTGCCATCATCATGGTTGTTGTATGAAGCGTTGACCTCGATGTAGGAACTATGAATCTGCTCTTGCCACAATGCTCGGATCTCCCCAGCTCTCATTCCTGTAACGGCTGCAAGTCTACAGGCCGAGGACGCAATGTTGTTGTCCCACCCTGAGAGAATGGCCTTGATCTGTTCTCTGGTGAAAGCAATCCTTCTCTTGGAGTCAGCATCCTTAGATAAAGGCTTTACCTTCAGCGCAACATTGTCACTGATCAGACCGTCTTCCATTGCAACGGAGAGAACCTGCCTGATGATGGTCAGTACATTGTTTGCGGTCTTGTTGGAGATCTCCGCTTTCTTCGGAAGGGCAATGAGCCAGCGGTTGATGTCTCCGAGAGTTATTCCCTCGATAGCCAGCTTGCCGAAGTGAGGAAGGACATAATTCTCAAGGTAGAAGCGGTTAGTCTTGGCTTGCTTCTGAGAATACTTGTATCCTCTTGCAAGCCGTCCCTGGATGTATGGACACTGATCGTAGATGTAGAAGTTCTGACAGTATTCGGAGAAGGTTGTAAATGGCAGCGCATCCTTGAATGTCAGAAGCGTTCCGTTCCTCAGTCTCTCCGAGGCTACGATGTTAGCCTGAGTCTTGTTTTTCTTGCCGGTGCTCTTCTGGAATTTTCTTCCATAACGGTCATAAGTCCAGTAATACCAGAAGCCGTTTCTGCGTCTGTAAAGAGTAAATGTTCCCTCCGTCATTGATGTCCTCCTATGACATATTGTTGACAGTGGGAGTTCTTGTTCTTCTATATTTCCTTTCGCCAATTAGAAATATTCTAAGCGGCATACGGGAGTCGGAAATAGAAAGGACAATAACTCGTTCCGTTAATTATTGTTACTGTATGTAATTTATTTTTGCAATACCCCAAATAAAGCGTTTATTTGAGGAAAAAATCGTTGACAATTTCGTTGACAAAAAGTTGAGCCCTCTGGTGAGGGCAGAGGGCTCGGTTAAAAAGGAGGTCAATAACGAACAGATAGATCAGAGAAGGAAGGATCAGGCTCTCAAATCATTTGTCTCGATCTCGAAGTTTAATAAGATAATCCTCAAGGGATTCGGCATACACTTCCCAGTCTTCCCAGGCTTTCAGATATGTAGCCGAATTGAGGACTATATCATCAATCGTCTTGATGTCTTCAACGATAACAAGGCGATTGTTGTCAGGTCTGGAATCGAACAGGATTTCAATTCCAGGGCCCAGATCTATAGGTTCGACTTTCTGGACTTCGGTGTGTTTGCACCCCGTCAGAAGAATACCGGTAATCAGAAGAAGGACGATGACGGATTTCTTCACTTTCTGATGTTCCTTTGCTGCCAAATTGTTGCTCTCTCTGCAAGTCTCTTGGCTGCTTCAATGGCATAGTCTATGTTCTCTGTTTCTTCGGCTTCTTTGTAGTCCCTGCGGAACTCCTCGAAGTATCCGTCAATTGCGTCCCTCTCGGCTGTGGACTGTCGCACTGTCTTGGCAGCTTCAACAACAAGCTCCTTCTCAGCCTCGGCTTTCTCTGCCTTGGCCTTCTCGATGGTAACTTGCCCTGAGATCTTCGTCTTGGTATCGGATGTTCCCTTGACCTTGCCGAAGATGAAAGCTCCGATTATAGCCACAATCCCCATAAGGAACGCATAAATGCCACTCATACCTTTACAACCTTCTTTCCCTTGAGCTGGAAGTAGTTTCCGTTACCATCGGTGTAAAGATGGTCAGAAACCTTTGTAAGTCCCTCAAGCGGATCCTTCTTCGGCTCTTTCTCGACAGGCTTCTTCGGCTCTTTCTCAGCATGCTTCTTGAGTGCGCTCAGAATGCCCTTGATTCCGTACATGCTGAACACATACTGGAAGATGTATACCAGGCAGATCCAGACAGGCCACATGATGCCATTACCGGGGAGAGGCATTGTATCAACAAGCAGTCTGGTGAAAGCAATGACCATGCCCCATGTTACGCACTGGATGAGAACAGTCTTGATAACATTGACAGCAGCAATAATGTGGTCATGTCCAGCCAGTTTGCTCTCAAGCCAGTTGATAGCCTTCTTGAGTGTGATCTCCGTGATGATGGCAATCACGAAGCCGATGACAACCATCATAAGAAATGAGTTGCCATAGTCAGCGAAAAAAGCCTTGATGGTTTCCATATATTTCTCCTTGCAAGTGTGAAATTCAAACGAGTGTCTTAACTACAGGAATAACAGCATCTATGACCTTCTCAGGAATGTCTGAACCCTGCTTGAGCAGCACAATTGTTGTGACCATGATTACTGCACCGACTATGATCAGGCAGTTCCTAAGTAACTTGATGCTTGCAAGCATCCCTTCCTGTTTTGTCTTGATTTCCTTCACATCGACCTCCATGTTGGTCTGGGCTTTCTTAATATCCTGGACATCCTTAGTCAGCTCATCAATCTTATCATAGAGGTCTCCGACATCCTCTCTGGTCTCGTTGATGGACTTCCATGCGCTTGAAGCCTTATCTTCAACTTTTCCGAGGCGATCTCTAAATTCAGCATTATCTCTCTCAAGGTTGTATACTCTCTGCTCGATGTCCATAATTCCCTCATAAAAGTATGTGTAAGAGACCTCCGAAAAAACGGAGGTCCCTGAAGAAAAAGAGGATAAATTCTGAGAGGTTTTCTCAAGCGTATTTTCTGTACTGGTTCTTGAGCTCTCCCTTGCTGGTGTAGATGTACTTCATGGTTGTATCCAGCCTTTCATGACCGAGGATCTGCGCCACGTTCTGAATCTCCATGCCATGATCTATGAGGTTGGTTGCAAGAGTTCTTCTGAAACGGTGAGGAAAAGCATTCTCTACACCGGCAGACTCAGCCAAGTTCCTGAGCATGTTCCGAACACCGCCAGGAGTGAGCCGTTCATGTTTTCTTCCGATGAACAGCGCATCCATATCGTCCTTTCTTTCGGAGAAGTATCTCTTGAGGACCATGATTGTGACATCATCCAGGAAAACCGTTCTCTCCTTGTTGCCCTTGCCCAGAACAGTGATCTCCTTGTTGGTGAAGTCGATTGCATCCTTATTGAGGCTGCATACTTCACCGATACGGCACCCCGTTGACATCAACAGGCAGATGATGGCCTTGTCCCTGGATGTCTTGCATTTCTCCTTGAGCCTTTCAATGTCGGTCTGCGAGTATGGCTTTCTGACTTTCTTCTGGACCTTGATTGCTCCGAGGTTTGCAGTCGGATCTGATTTCAGAAGACCTTCCTTGTGGAGCCATCCGAAGAGAGAGGACAGACATTCCCTGTTGCCGTCTAGGGTACAGTCGGACAGTCCTCTGGCTTTTTCGTCTGCGAGGTATTTCCTCAGATGAAAGACGGAGACATCCCTGAGCGGAACTCCCATCTTGTTCAAAGCCTTTCGGCAGATGTAGTCATACCTTGCAATGGTCTTGGCAGATCTACCTTCCACTTCCTTTGCTGAAAGGAATGCTTTCAGGAAGTCCTCTGTCTCGGAATCTGCACCGGTGGGAGTTTCTTCCAGATCAATCGTAAATTTTCCAATTCTTTCGGAGATATTTGCCATGACCTCATCAATGTTCTCTGCACTGATGTAGTGTCCGACAACCGTTGAGAGCTCTCTGAGCAGCTGCGCTCTTGATGCTATTGACATGCTGTGCCTCCTGTTGTAATGTTGTACTGTATTACAGTGCTTAATCTACACTGTTTAATAGTACAAGTCAAGAGAGAACGGAGAAAAAAGTGAACGAGGCCAGAAAGAGAGCAAATGTAAAATGGGATAAGGAGAACATGACCACCCTTGCCTGTAGAGTAACGAAGATCAGGGCCCAGGCTTTCAAGGATGCGTGTGCAGCTCTGGACACTCTACCGAGTAGAGTATTCCAGGAGGCCATAGATCGGACGATAGCTGAGGCAAACAAAAAAACCGGAGAGTAATCTCCGGTATTTTTTTATCATGCAAAGCCACGTTTAAGTTCCTAGCACCACCAGTAAGTATCTTCTCTTTTCTTAAATTCTTCCAACCGATTCGTCCCGTCTGAGTACAGAATATATATCCCATCAAATTCATCGTGGAATCGTTTTCCATCAGCAAGAATATCTGAATCAATTACATCTTCATGCCCATCCTTGTAATGGACAGTTGCGATTTCATCACCAGTAATTACGGATATGACGATGGTATCAATCTCGTCCAACTTGTCCAAGTCAACATCGGTCTTGTATTTTCTTTTATCGTAGGTCATCAACTCTAATGATGTCATGTTGTTGCCTCTACTACTGTCGGAGCATCCTCGATAATGCCTAGAATCTCATAACCCATAAGCGTGTCATACTGTGTCCTATGGTCTCCCCCATATTTAGGCTGAAACATCATTGGGTCATATCCACTTTCGGTTAGTATCTTATCAGCATCTACTAGCCTTCCATGCTCGTCAGGTATCTCTCCAAGGATAGGACAATTTGACGGTCTGTACAGTTGCCAATCATTTCTAAGCCTGTTTCCTGTCCTGTTGCAGAAGTTGCCATCATTTGCAGGGTTGCAATCACAACAGACCGCACAGCAAGAGGGTATTTCCCCTTTAATTATCAGAGCCATCATTTGCCTCCAAGACAGTAGGTGCGTGGTCAATATCAAAGACCGATACAACATTTTCGCAAAACTCATTATATGAGTGTTTCTGCTTTTCCTTTACCTTGTCAGCGTCTATCAACCTTCCATGTGGTGGTAGTTCGATTGCCTTTGCCTTGTTTGGTATTATCTCACCACTATACATTCCAATCTCATATACTGTTCCGTCAGAATATATCTTCAAGTTGATACATGATTCACCTTTCTTCGGTAGGGCTAATCCTTTAATCAGTACGTCCATCTTCATTCTCCTCTATCTTCTGCCACTCGATTATTTCCCCGTGGGCATATCTCCAATCCATCCCATACACGCAAGGAGTAAGGTAGTTGGTATCGTAGATAATTTCATCATCTAATTTGACTTTCATCAGATACCACCCTTCCTCAGTTGGTGTGCCAGTATGCCAGTTGCTACGCTCTGCCAGTAGATTCTTAATAAATGATATCAGCCATTCCTCTGTAACTTCGGTTTCCCCATTTGGATTGAAAGGTACTGCCGTCCCTATCTCACTCGGCTTCATCTTCAACACGTTCTCAAAAAACTCACGCTTTGTCATTTGTCTTCCTCCTTCCGTGTGTTCCACTTTTCTATCAGCTTATCCTTTGCCCTTTGCTTTGCCAAAATATCATTCTCGTCAAACAACTCGGACTCCATGAACAGACGGCATCCGCAACTGACATTCGGCTCGTTTCCACTTGCAATAATGCTCCAATAGTTGCCGTAGCTTGCTATCGTCACTTTTCCCCCACAGAATGGGCATTCCTTTAGTTCTGTCATTTGTCCTTCTCCTTAAACGGCATCATGCTAGGCATCCACGCCAAAACCTTCCAGTTGTGCGAAAGTCTGAAATCTGCTTCTTTCCAGTTCTCGGCATATATGATGTCCTTCACATACCAACCAACTCTCGACCCTTCCATGTGGATATATGCCTCAGTAACGAATCTCTGCCCGAAACAGTTGACGATAGTAACGAGCATACTGCCACCGAATTGTGGCATATCATCCCAAGTCCTAAATGGAGTCCAGTTCCACAAGTCTTTCTCTTTAGCGTATTCCTTCTCCACCACCTTCCTCACAGTATCACTCCGATTCTTGTAATCGTTGATGCGTTGAAGGTAGTCCACTTTCTCGATGAACTCGTCATCGACCTTAACCTTTAGTTCCTTGTCTTTCATGGCTACATTATACGGCAAACATGGGAACAAAACAAGATTGAAATGGCATAAAAAGACCCCCATTTCTGAGGGTCTGATTTCAGTTTTCAAGAGTGACCTTCTGTTTGAAATTGCCACAATAAACCAAGTTGTCTTTCCATGATGTTGACGGATATGACGGATAAGAAGGATAGGTTATCGGATAGGTTATTACCGGCTCGTCTATCATGTCGATTATCTTGAACACATCCTCTTTCGGCACATCGGTCTTGTCCTTGAACATCATGTCGATTACTTCTTTGGCTTGTGCTTTCGTCATTTCAATCTCTCCTTGACCTCTGCCTTTACTGCTTCGGCTTCCTCATAATAGGCTTCAAATTCAGCCGACAGAGGCACGTTCAGAGCATCGGCTAGTCTTTTAATCTCCTTGCGTAAAAGTGCGTTCTCATCACCGTATTTGTGGTTCTCCGAAATGGTCTTGTCAATCTCCATGCCCTCAAGGTTGTTTTTCTTCAATAAAAGGTCACGATTGGTCATGTAGTCCTCCTTAAAGTGTGATGAAACCGACCGAGAAGTTTCCGTCTATCGGTTCTTCGGTCTGTGCAGAAATCGTACCGTCTGCTTCAGTGAGGATGGTGGGGTTCTGAATCGGTTCGAGTTGCTCCGTGGTGGGATTGGCTAACTCGTAATAAAGTGTTCCACTAGGAGCAGTAGAAGAACTTCCGTTGTAGCAGATTATCTGACCGCTTCCGTTCTGTCCTATGGCATTGGGGTAGTTTCCAGTAATGGCATTACCGCCAGTCATTACGTTGAATTTATCGCAAGTCCAGTTAGGAACACCATCAGAGCCGACTATCTTTGCATCGGATATAGCAGAACTCAACCACCATCCGTTCAAAGATGTGTTGTATGTCCACGTTAAGGTTGAAAGGTCTTTAGTAGCCAACGGATTCGTCTTCTCTCCCGTCTCCAAATCGAACTCCTCTGCCACGCTTCCTGCACTTCTGAGTGTTATGGGGGTGGGAAGGGAGAGGGTGGATTCCATGTGAGGGTGGTAGGTGGTCTTGTCCGTGTAACTGTTGTCGCAGATTTGGATTCCGTTATAGGTTGTTCCGTAGTTGCTCCACATCGCAAATGCAACGTACTGGCAATTCGATGGTGTTGTAAAACTTGCGTTGCCGTAGTTTGTTTCACCACTTATGAAATTCTGATTTATGTCATAGAAACAGAGCCATGCAGGATAACCAACGCAGAAATAATATGCCGTGCTTGGCTTGACCTTAATCTTATTGGTAGAGCGTAACTGGTCATTTGCCGTTGCTTTGACTCCGACAGAGGAATAAGTTCCCAATTCCATCTGCTCGTCAAAGATATTCGGACTAACGGATTTCACCCCCTCATACACGCTATCGACAAGGCTTGTTCCATAGGCACTTGGAGAGAGAAGCCAAGGGTAGTAGTTCTGAATCTCTGCGAGGGTGGGAACGGTACTGCCGAAGTAGAGGGTGAGGTCACGGATAAAGAAATCCCTACATTGTATTGCATCCCAAGAACCAGTCCTCTTATCCACGATTGCAGGATAAGGCCATGCTCCACTTGTAGCAGACCAAGATACTCTTGTTGCGACTGTCTGCCAATTTGTGCTTGATATAATCGGTTGATTAACGAATCCGTCATTGAGATAGACCTCGGTTGTAGCACTTGTGGTCTTGACGTTTGCGACAAGGAGGTAAACGTGTCCGTTGATTAATGAAGGTCTGTATGACCCACTAGGCTCAATCTTTCCGTTCTGAGCCGATGCCGTAAAAGTGAGGACATTACCCGAAACGGAATTGATTGTCGCATTATTTGCGTTCCATCCGTTTGAAGATGCAAAGTTTCCGTTAACAAGGATATTGTTCTCCGCTCTGCTCACCCCTCTCAGCTTCTCCACTACCGCCCACTTGCCCTTACCGCTAGGAACGCTGATTACTCCCTTATCCGAATCTACTGGAACGTAATCCCCTGCCTTTTCCTCGAGGTTCTCTATACGTTTGGTGTTGGCATCCAAAGCGTTCTTTAAGTCCGTATCTTCCGCTTCTCTGGCACTCTCTTCCGCTGCAAGCTCTGCCTTGGTTGCGTAGGCACTCAGATCTACCGACAACTCCACATAGGCAGGGGTTGCGAGAGCGTCATCCCACCTGTACATCTTGTTATCGTCTGCGGTGATGTAGAGCTTCCCTGCAATACCGGGGCTCGGCAGCAGAGCGTATGATCCATAGACCAGGACATCATCAGCAAGATCAGGAAGCTGTGCAGCTGTCAGCTTTCCGTCTGCACCCAGAGAGGCCAGTCCGTTAGCCTGACCTTTAGATGAGAGAATGAAATTGCGAAGTACATCCAGCTGAAAGTTTCCACTGGAACCACCGTTCATTGCCGGTACTTTTACACCATCGGCAGGTGTGATTGTTGTTGAACTATATTCAGGCATCTATGTCCTCCTATGTTATCTGTAGAATCTGATGTTTATTTCATATCGTTGTGAAGACGTTGGAATGGAGCTAGCTTGATAGGAAATATGTATCTTATGTCTGGAATTAATGCTTAGAATTATTCTTACTCTTGCAAAAGCATTGTTTCCTATTGGTACTAGCAGAGTGGTATCTGAACCAATCGAACCATTTACATAGATAGGCAACAACCCTGATGTAACGGGATTGGTGGAATACCCTGTGTAATAAATACTAATTACTGCAAGACCAGATTCATCCGTATCAAGCTCCAATCCATGCTGACTTGTATCACTTGTGTAGAGGTTGACATCTTTATAGAGATCCATGCTGTATTTCAGAAGTTTCTGAACCTCAAAGTTATAGAAAGAGCCATCATGATAAGGATTGCTTGTTGTTCCAACTGCATCGACAAGATGAGCTTTCGGTTCAAGACTATGCGTGTACATCTTGCCATAGGATGCGATATAAGCAAGGGAATTGGAGCTGATCACACATGAGGTGTCAAGAACCTGCCTTGTATTTCCGGTTCCTATTGTATATGCCAGCCAAGAACCGCTCTCAGGGTAGCATCTTTCACCGTCTTGCCCTTTATAAACCGAGAAGAAATATCCATCAGTAAATCTTACAATAGTGACATTATTCTGACTGATAAAGAAATAGCCAGAAGCCTTCCTGAACACTAACGGATTAGAATCTGAAGCCGTGTATGTGGTGCTTCCGATGGTTACGCTTCCTGAAGCTACATAGGTCACACCCTCTGGAACGAGAGTATTCAGAACAGAAGCCATAAGCTGAGGAGAAGATCCGAATGAATCACCGTTTACATCGTAAATGTTCTCCTGTGTAGTCACCAGTGCTGCCAATGACTGCGCCTCAGTATTGTTCGAGGTTGTAATAGCGTCATTGTCAATGTTTCCGGTAACGATTAGCTCCTTGATGGTTGCTATCTCTGCGACAAGGCTCTCAATCACTGCTTTCTGTGCAACAAGACTCTGAAACCATCCCCAGATACTTGCCGTTGAGTCTTCAACAAGAGTATCGGACGAGACAATGGTTCCGAGACACTGGAGAGCTTTTGAACTATTGTCTTCATCTTCAAGGTCAAGAACATCCCATCCGCTTCCGTTGTAGACATAGGCCCATCCTTTCTTGTATTCAGGACCGGAAGGAGAAGGATCATTGAATGTATCTCCAGCCACAAAATAATCACCAGGAATGAGGCCAAGACCTTCCTTGCTCTGAGTAGGACAAGCGGTTGTGCAGAGTCCAAGGTTTTCAGGATCCCAAGAAGTTGAACCTGTCAGTCTAGTATACTGCCAAGGCGAATCCCCTATCCTTGTCCTCATCCAGATGTACTTTCCACGCTCTGGAGTGGGAACTTCCTCTTCCCATGTCCCTGTATTCCAGAACATTGTCTGACCGCCCCAGAGCATATCTGCCGAGGCCCATTGCATCGCATCCCCGGGAGGGTTGATGATGGAGTCACCTATGGCATACTGCACTTCAGCAGTTGCGCCAGGTTCTCCAGCAGGTCCTTGAGCTCCGCTCTGTTTTGCTGGTTCGGTTGTTCCATGATATGCACTTTCTGAAAGGTCAAAGTTGCTGATTCCAACGGCTGTATACTTCCAGATCTCACCTCCAGACGAGAGGTCTTTTGCAGTGATAAGAACATAGACATCAAGTCCTGAATATAGATCTTCATGAAGTCTTATCACAGAACCAGGAGCGATGTCTTTCTTGGTTCTGAAGGTATAGGTTGCACTTGCATACTGGAAATACTGAGAAACAAGGTTTGCATGCTTTGAAGCATTCTCCTTGTCATGGATCCATGTCAGATTCTCCTCAAGGAGCGTCTTGCCAGCTGTGCTTCCGTCTATCTGGGTGCGGATCACCCCGTCACTCATTTCATAAGCAATATCGGCATAGAGGTCCATTCTGGTGATGGTCTTGGTGCTTCCCGTTGTATTGTGGGCAAGCATCTTGATATAAGGACCACCGGCTGCTTCAAATGTCACAACAATCCCACTATCGGCAACAACATCAGGAGAAAGGTTTGAAATGTTCACAATCTTTCCTGAACCTACAATCTGGGATTCCGATGCAGCATTGACCGCACCTATAAGAGTAGGCTCCCTGAACGCATCAGCGGTTATGTCTGACCATTCGGCAGCAGTGTAGATCCCTGCGCCATCGAAGTATTCACCAGCTTTGAGCTCCAAGTCACACACACGGGTCGCTGTGGCCCCTGTTGTGTTGCGATAGACAAGATACCCTCCAGCAGAACCGAGGGCCTTGTAGGTGATTCTTGCGCCCTTGTAGGCCCTCAGACTCTTGGAGAGAGTTACTGCTTCTGATCCGACAACATAGAGGTCAGCAGAGTCTACTGTCTGCACTCCGATTGTTGAAGGATTGATTACATCTACACAGAGTTCTCCCAGGTTGTTGAACCAATAGACTGCATTGCACTCATAGAACAGAGCGTCAAGGAGATCTCTGCAAGTATCACCGGCTTCGACTTCCTTTCCGACATGCTGAAGGATCTTTCTCTCGTCACCCTCATGGATGGTTATTCCGAGCGGATGAACGATCGTGTAAACGGCTGCACTTGCAGAACAATCGAAGAAGTGCTTACCAGTCTCGATAAAAGGCTGGTTCAGGAGCCTTGTTCCAACACCCTCAATGGTAATTGCCAAAGCCTGTTCACCGTGATTTGCAACAATCCACTTGTAGGATGTTGCGATGTAACCAGTGAATATTGTTTCCTCTCCGTCTTTGAGGACTGCCTTGACATTTCCATCTGTGGCAATGATGTCCTCGATAGAGGCGCATTTTCTCTTGATCTGAAGTCCGATCTGGTCTGATGCACTCTTGAGGCTGCTCAGATATTGCTGTCTGACCGAGAAGGAATAATTGATGATGAAATCACTCTCAATTGTCTGGGAAGTGCTGTGCCCTGGCTCAAGGTCATTACCCTCGAATGTCAGGAACAGCTTCGGATCTGTCAGCTTTATGTTCATGCAGTCACCCCGTAATAATTCAGAGCATCGAACTCTTCACGGATCATCTGAGCAAACTGTCTCATTCCTCCGTCACCGACAAGAGGACCTTCGGCATAGATGTTGATGGTTACGCTCGTTGCTCCTCTGTATGCAGCGGAAGAAACAGCTGTCTGTGTGGAAGCATCATTCACGGAAAGAGTTGAAGCATTGTCTATTCCGCTCATGTAACTCTTGATGTATGAGTCATAGCTTCCTGGCATTCCCTTGTCTTCGACTCTTATACCTTCAAACGGTCTCCAGTTTCCGATATGGAACCCTGCTATCCAGTTGAGGATAGTTGCTCCGATATGCTGGAAGATCTCAACAACATAAGTGACCGTACCAGCCAGCCATGCTATGACCTTTGCGACAACTGAAATCACAGGTTCAATCATCTTCAAGGTGTTACAGAGCTGGCTCAGAATCGGACTGATTACGGTTGTTATCAATCGGATCACCGGAGCGAGTGCCTGACCAACCATGTTGATAGCACCTATGAAAGAGTCTGCGCTGTCTCTGAACAGAGGCATGAGTTCTTCAAGAATCGGCTTGATCAGATTTGCAAGAACTCTTCCGATTTCCCTCAGAGGTTCAAGACCGTATTTAATGACCTCATCGAGAATCGGTCTGAGCACCTGACCGAATCCCTGGAGAACATATTCAAGAGCCGTTGCAATAGCACCGAGGAGCGGTCCCATTGTAGCCATGTTCTGAGCAAGTTTGCCGATGACCTCTCCAGCTTCTCCCAGGTTGGAAGTCAATGAAGAGAAAGCAGAAGAACCGAATGCAGACTTCTGTTCATCGGAGAACTTGTCCCAGAATGTCTTTGCAGCTTCTTCAACCTGACTTGTTGCCGTAGCCTTTCCGAAGATGTTGGAACCATTCATGCCGAATGCAGCATTGAGAGTGGCAGAAGGACCGACTCCGAAGTTCAGATTGAAATTGTGCTTGGACTGCTGTTCATACCAGCTGAGAGCAGGGAGTTTCACACCAGAGAAACTGCTGAAACTGGTTGAACCTGCATTCGCTCTCATTTCAGCTTCAAATTCATCAAGAGAACTCTGAACCATAGCATCTTGCTTGGCTATGGCTCTTGTAAGAGCTGCAATCTCCTCGAATGCCTTGTTATAGGCAACCAGCTGATCCATGACAGAACTAACAAACAGAGCATCGTTGTTTGACAGACTCATCAACAGGTCAATCTGCTGGTCCTGTTGCATTTCAAGGAAGCTCTGAAGGCCGATGTTCCCTTTCTTCAGATAAGCATTGAGCCAGTAATTCTCTTCAAGAGAAATAAGGCTGTCAAAGAGTGTATCGTTTCTATTGGAAATTTCTTCCCGGAGTTTTTCAGTAGTAAAGTTATTGACGAGGAAATTGTCATTACCTGCAACTCCCTGCCTGAGTGAGTATTTGAACTCGGATCTTTCGGCAACCTGATTAGCCCATCTTTCAATCTTCTGGAGCATTTTCAGAATCCAGTCGAATGCCGGAGCCAGCGCAAATACAAGTCCTTGTCCCAGATCTTCCTTGATGTCACCTAGAACATTGGAAATCTTGTCAAGCGTTCCCGTAGGAGTAGAAGCTATTGCCTCTGCAAGTCCACCGTATTTTCCCTGGACTTTTTCAAGAATGACATCCTGTGCCTTGTAGAGTTCATTTGCCTCTGCAAGAGCCTTGATCTGTTCCTTTTCCTGTTCTGTAAAGCTGACTCCGATTGTCTTGAGTCTGTCCAGTCCCTTTGTCGGATCCTGGAGAACCTTGGAGAGGGTCTGAGCAGCGGATTTCATATCCGTGCCCATTGCCTCTGCAAGATCTGCTGACAGAGCGAGGGTCTTTTCAAGGCCGTCCTTGTTCAGCTTCTCCGTTGCGACAAGAAGTGCTTCCGTTTCCAGAACCGCTTCATCACCGAACCGAGTTGTGTTCTGAAGCTGCGTTGCATATTCCTTCAGATGTGAGCTTGAAATCTCATACTGTTTTCCCGTAGCTTTCAGAGCATTTTCCAGCTTGGTTTCTGCTTCAAGCTGAGTCTTATAAGCCTCGGTGCACTGCTTCGCAGCACTGACCAGGGCTTTGGCTGCAACTGTGATGGCAGCAACGGAGAAAGCGGTTTTGAGAGTATCGCCAACTTTAGCTGCAACTTTCTCAAAGTTGGTAAGATCTTGCTGTGCACTCCTGATGCCTTTCGACATCTGGTTTGTTGCAGTTATAGTTACTTTCGCTTTCGCCATCACTTTCTCCTTCTACGGCTACCGCCACCGCCAGCTGTACCTGTCTTTATCTTGTCCATCTTCTCGGCTCTGTCTGCCCTGTACGTTTCCTGAATGACTTTCAGAATGTTCATCGTCATGTAGGGCTGGTCCATCAGAGAACCAGGGAAAGGGAGAAATCTGAAATCTCCGGTCTCCGAATCCACGATTGCCGTGAAGATGTCCGAGATATAAGGCAACCAACGGCGGTACTCGGAGAAGAGCTCCTTGTTGTACCTGCCGTTGAATACTTCCTTGCTGAGCGAGACTATTTCTCTTCTGTCTTGCTCAGCTGGGAAGAAAAAACCATCTTGAAATACTCTCCTGCAACGTAGTCGGCAAGGTCCGTCTTAGAGAAGATCAGATCTCGCACTTCCTCGTTTGTTGCGAGGGTATCCTTGGTCTTGTAGATGTCATGCTCAACGAGAATGGACGGGAAGATCTTGCTGATTTCTTCTGCAAGTGCATTCTCTCCACCATCACTGAGTGACTTCTTTAGACCGAGGGTCTCAAGATATGTCGATTCCCTGAATGTGAGCTGGACATCTTCTGCCTTCTCACATCCAAGAAAATTACCGATGTTCAGTGTGATTTTCTGAACCACATTGTGCTCGCTCATTACAAATGCCATAACTCGTTCCTCCTATTTCATGCTTCGTGTGTTACGGTGATGGTGATAGGCTCTGTGCTACCGATAGACAGTGCCTCTCCCTCGAAACTGCCGTCAATGATTCCAGGGCCGTTGACATTGCCACCAGCAGCAGTGAGGTTGACATTCGGCAGATAAACTTCAATCTTCTCAGCGGAGGATGAAGTTGTGAATGTCAGCTTCAGAGCGCAGCAGGGGCTTGTCTCATCGGAGAAGTATGTCTCCCTGAATGTCTCAAGCTCATTGGAATACGGAATGGTGCACTGAACACTTACAGATCTGAGTCCAGGAATCGGTCTCTCGTTGTACAACCCAGAGCAGTATGTTGCCGGTGAATCCTCAATGCCGTTATCAATTGTGATGGTTGTGTTCTCTACACAGAGAGAAGAAACCAGTGATGCAGCAGAGGTACCACCTGCACCGTAAAGGAGAGTGGCCTTTGTGCATCTGTAGGAAGGCTTTGAGAAAGAAAGGCTTGCCGGTGTCTGTGCACCTGTGCTGCCAGCCTTGATTTCCCTGGTTCCGACAAGATCAATGTCTGCTCTGACATAATCCTGAGCAGGTGCATTGATTGTAAGACTTCTGATTGTTACATCAGGATAAGTCTTGACGATTCCACCCCTGGACATGACCAAAGTGCTGAACGGCAGTTCAACATTGGGATCCTGAAGGGTATATGCTCCAGAGGAGACCTTTCCCATAGCACATTCAAAGAGCCAGTCTGCAAAATCAGGTCTGAGGATTGTGCTGATTCCACCGTCCACAACAATTGAGAGAGTGTCTCTCTGTGATGCGGTCTTCGATGCGAGAAGGTTTCCCTCATCGCCCTTGTTGATTGCTGTCTGAATAGATTCGGAAGTCATATTCAGCAGTACACTAGGGGCCACTGGAGTGCCCCAAGTGGTCTGTTTTGCGGCCTGACATACAGAACCAGATCCTACTTTGAAAGCCATAATTTACTCCTTATTCAAAGTCTTTCGTATATTCGCAAGCGACCGAAAGCTCGGCCCCCATTACGTTCCTATTTGCCTCGACAGCTGGATAGAACTCAACATTCGTTATTGATGCGAAATCTACCGCACCATCGAGATCCATGCTCCTTCTGATGCACTCGAACAGGGCATTGAAGTAGCCATACATCTTTAAGGTCAAATTCGACCGCTGATCCCTTTTGCAGAGAAGGAAAACAGAAAGCGTTAAAACGGAGCGGTCATTGGTTGTTGCCAGTGCTTCGTATTCCGCATAGTTCGGCTGAATGTAGATCATGGTCCCTTTAGCCATCTGGTCCACATCAGGAAAATCGATGACAACCTGCTTGTCCGTAATCCCTGCAAGTTCTTCTGGAAGGTAGTTGTTGATTTCTCCGAGGATTGTGTCTCTCAGTGCCTCAATGACGGTCAGTTCATTGGTCATGCCTTGCCTCCCAGTTTCTTATCCCAGTAATCAACCTGCTTCTGAAGAGCAGTCTCCATGCGGTTGTTGCAATCCATCGACTCCACATAGTTTTCAATCGGCTTCTGGGTGAAGTCCTTAGCCTCAACATGAACTTGGTGCATCCTGTACCACTTGCCATCTATGTTGAAGGTCAGGAGCTTGTTCTTGGCTTCGACATCATAGCCAGATGCCAGCATGAAGCCGTATCTTCCAGCTTTTCCACCCTTGCCGGTGTTCTTCCCTGAGTCGGCAGAGTTGGTGAAGACAACAGCAGAAGCGTTGCGCTTGACATAACTTCTGATGCTCTTGTACAGCGTTCCGCTTCTCTTGCGGAGAACAGAGCGGTAATTCCTCTTAATGGCCTGTTTACCGCCAGTTCCCACGGCTGTGAGGAGCTTCTTCTGAATGGCCTTCTTGTTTACTTCAAGACCATTGAAGACTGCCATTGCATCGGAAACATCAGCGTTGATACTGATGATACCTTCACCAAGTTTTCTAGCCATCAGTCGAACCTCAGAACCCTCAGAGCGTCCAGCTTCTTCAGCCACTTGTCGAAGTTGGTGTAGTTGATGAAGTTCCTTGAATTGTCATCAAAGGACTTGCCGGTGATGCCGATGTTTCCACCGGCCTCCTCCAGCATGAGGGTTGCAATCTGGAGAATGACCATAGTAATCACGCTCGGCATATTGGCAGAGGTCCATCCAGCAGTGTATGTGACTTCCACATTCTCGATTCCCTGCGGAAACACCCCGTCCTTGAGTCGGAGATAGGTGTCATTCATCGTGAATGCCGATGAGTCCACGGAATTACCGGAGATCTTAAGGGAAGACACTGCCGTAACTGGATGAGCATACAGGTAAAGCCTGTTCTGACCGATTGCGCTGATGAAGTCTGTTCTCTCTGCCTGAACAGGAGAAAAGCCGAGATAATCAATCACTTTCTCTTCCGCAGCGTTGAGAAGGTGTTCCTTCAGGAGGACAACATCTTGATCGTTCTCGAAATTGCCTGAATAAGTATCGAACTGCTGTACGGTAACTATCATTTTTAACCTCATAAAAGTATGTGTCGGTGACATAAAAAGAGGACCGTCCTCTTTAGGGGAAGACGGTCCAGGTGGAACGAGTTAAGCGCATCAGCGCAGAACACCTTGTTCATCAGCCCTTTTAAAGAGGGGCTGGCTCTTCAGGGCTCCCAAGTGGCAGGTGGGATTAACCATCACCAGCCGTAACAGTTGCCTTCTTGGTGCAGGTCACCACACCTCCGTCATCTGCTACATAGGTGAATGTTGCGGTCTGCTCCCCAGCGGTGTCAGCCCACTTCTCAGGGGTCCATGTCACATCATCGGTAACGGTTTCGGTATCTCCGTCCTCGTCCGTAGCTGTGAACACCAATCCTGTCGGGTCAACATCTTCCCCTGCGACCTGTGTGACATCCCAGTCACCAGAGCAGCTCAAAGCGACGATCTAGCTGATGGCCTTGAGTGCGTAGGTGTTGGCAGCACAAATCGGCTTACCGTCCATGCCCATGATAGCCTGGAAATAAGTGTTGGTGTCTCCCTTGGCTCTGATCGGCTCAATAACAATGTCGGTTGTAATACCAACAGCATAGTCACCCTTGTCGAAACCAACGGCAACGATTGAATTGGCGGTTGTGGTTGACGGAGCATAGCCACAGACCTCAACCTTGACACCCTCAATGGTGCGGTTCATGATCAGCTCGTTCTTGTAGACCTCATAGCCAGAAACGGATGCTGCTGTGATACCGGCATAGAGAGTCGGTGAGATAACGATGGTCGGATTGACCATGACCTTCTCCTGCATCTTGAGTGCGAGCTTAACGAGGTCAGCCATTGCCGGTGCGCCAGATGCTGCACAAGCAATCTGGTTACCTGCCGGGACAGAGGTGAAGAGGCCACCAAACTCGTAATAAGTGGTCTTGCCCTTGCCGTTGACAACCTGGTTAGCCATGCTGTCGGCAAAAGCGTTGGCGAATATTTCAACCAGCTCGTTCTCGAAATCGACAGGCGCATACTTCAGTGTCTCCCAGGAGACAGGCAGCTCTGAGAAGTATGTCTCAGGCTCAAGGTCTGTGTGTCCGAGGGCAGCGGTGCTATCTGCGGAAGCATTGGTGACTCCCTCTGCGACTCTTGCAGGTCTTGCAGGTCTCGGTGAGAGGACGGGAATCTTGGTCTGGGCATTCGGTCCATAGAAGTAGCGGAGGCCGTTCAGGATGTCGGTTCTGTTCCTGAAGACCTTGAACAGTGCATTGACAACTTCAACTGCACCAGCACCGGAGAGTGTGATGGCTCTCTTTTCCTTCATTGCGTTCACAACGTCACGGAGCTGCTCTGTTACAGCAGTCTCTCTCTTGACGATGGGATTGGCCTTGAATGTCTCTTTCTCTTTCTCGAAGGCTCTCTGATCAGCAGCAAAAGCCTCACGATCTGCCTTGAGCTGGTCCTGTGTGGAGCGGAGCTCAGTCATGATCTCATCAAACTTTTTCTCTTCCATAAGATTACTCCTTGTTTCTGAGCTCGTTCAGGAAAGCGTCAAGCTGTCTCTCTTGCTCGGACTCGGCTTCAGTGCTTTCGGCGGCTGGAGTGGGTTCGGCTGGAGCGGGCTCTTCAACTTCAGGAATAAGCTCTCTCAGTTTGGTATTAATTGCCTGTTTCTCCTCATCAGAGAGGTCTTCAGGCTTGATTGCGTTGATGTCTTCCAGAATCATGCGGATGCTTCTGGCCTGTGAATTGGTTGCTTCATAAGCAGGGAAGCTGACGCAGAATGAAACCTCGAAAAGTCTGACTTCAAGAAGATAGCAGACATCCTCAAGTCTTCCGTCAATCTCCTGTCTTTCCCAGCGATCCTGGATTGTTGTGAATCCGAAGGACATGCCGGTGTTGTAGCCGTCACGGATGAGGTTATAAACATCATCACCGTATGAGGTGTTAGGCAGATCGCACTCGATGTGCAGTCCATCCGCTTCAGATCTGAGTCTCAGACTTCCGTTCTTAACTCTGCCCAGGAGCAATGTTGTGTCATGGTTCTGGAATGCTCTGACATCTGCTCCGTCTGCAATCGTCTTGTTGAATGCAGTCGGAGTGATGTATTCATAAAAGCCCATGTACTCGGATCTCTGATTGTAAGGAATGAGGCCCTCAATCATTCTTTTTCCGTTGTCGGCTTCCCTTGTCTTAACTTCAGCGATTTTCAGTTCTCTTTTCTGAATATCCTTCATCTTGTTTCCCTCATAAAAGTATGTGTCAGCTCTTGTCATCACCATTCGGATTGTGTCCGAGAGCCGTCTTGTTCTGTGCCATATAAGCCTCGATGTTCTCCTCTGTCAGAGGCATGAGGTTGCTTGCAACAAAGTGATAATCACCAGCTGGTCCGATGTCTTCCATACCCAGCTTCTTGCGGACTTCGTTGAGAGTGATCATGCCGTTGTTGAACTCCTTGGCAAGATAGTCAACAGTGTCCTTTGTGTTTGTTGTCAGTAAGTTCTTGTAATCGAACTTGATTGAATACTTCATCCTCTCGGCAGGTGCAAGCAGCTTCTCAAAGGATTCACAGATATGGTCTCCAAGAGGCTTGATGCAAGATGCAAGGAAGTCATTCTGCTTGGTTTCAAGTGAATCGTACTTGCTGGCCTCGGAGTCCAGGATCTCATAAGGAACGGAGAAAAGTGTCTGGGCAATCTGATGTTCGACCATCTTGAGGAGGCTCTTGAGCTCGGCCTGGACATTGCTTGTCTGTGACAGTTCTTTCAGTGTGGAATCTGGGAATCCTATCATCGGCTTGCCAGCGTTCTGAGCACCGAGAACAAACTTGTTCATCACCGGTGCCAGTTCTGCATACAGCTTGTCCATGTTGTCCTTGCGGTAAGGATAACTCTGACCGAGTTCAATGAGCAGTCTTGAGCCTACGGAGTTATCGAAGTAATTCTGAATGTACGAAAGAAGCGTGTTGTCCAATTCGATAATATCCCTGTGGACATCAATCGGTGAAACACCAACAGTTCCGTTAAATCCTTCGCCAGGAAGTGGGATATGCAGAATGGAGTTGTCACTGTGCCACCTGTCTCCGATGTAGTACAGCTTTCTTCCGTATTCATCACGCTTGACCTCAGTAACCTTTCTCGGATCAACCAGGGTGAAGCCGATGATTTCATTCTTGGAGTTGCGCTGCTTCAGGAGGTAAGCATTGCCCTTGTAGTACAGGAATGAATACATCGTGCGGTAGAACAGTGAAGGAGTCTCTTCGACAGACGGATCCTCAAGAGCAAAGTGCAGAGGGTGCCCCTTGGCAACCTTCATCCCATTCTTGGTATTCTCATAGAGCTCGATGGAAATGGAGCTCAGAGTCTTGGAGATCTTATCTATACATGCTGCAACTGTCGGATTCTTCTCTGCTGGAAAGACAAGAGCAGGTCTGACAGATGTTGATGTCGGATAGAAGTTACGCTTCTCCTTCCGCTTCAGAAAATCGAATATGGCCATAAACTTTTCCTCATAAAAGTATGTGTAAGTAGGTCAATATTCGATTGCTGCCAGCCTTGCCTCCATGTCTTTCTCAATGTCTTCTGGTGCTCTGTTGTCTATGTATCCACCGTCAATAAGGCTCCTGAGTCTTCCCACAGCCATAAGAGAAGTAACAACACCATCAATGTGCAGAGGAGAATCCTTGCCTCCATGCTTTACAGGCTTGATGTTGCCGTTCTGGTCTCTGTAGATGTCACAATTGCTGACCATCCATGACATGACAGGATTATCATCAACGATGCTTCCCTCAAGTACGGCTGCTTCATAGTCCTTTGCCATCGGAGAGATTGACTGATAGTTCTGCTTGCACTCGATGAGGTTGCATAATGGTCCGATCCTGTCCATCAGCTGACCAGCGTTCCAGGGGTCAAAGAGAACCTCGTCAATGTTGTATTCTGATATGGCTTCCTCCATGTCTGAGAACATTAGGTTGTAGTTCACAGTCGGCCCAGGAGTGCCATTGATATGTTTCTGCTCAATCCACTTGAAGACAAGCGGAGAGTCTGTCTTGCACTTGTCCTGAATCTGTTCCTCCGGTATATAAAACCAGTGTTTCATGTAGAACTTTCTTGAAGGAATGTGATATATGGCAACCGTGAATGTTGTGAAGTCAACCTTCTGCGAAAGGTCAACCGCACCGACTGCAACACAGTCCTGTGGCCTCAGATCCTCCAGCTTCGGAAGTGCCCTGGCATTCCTGATGCAGACATCCCACTTCTGATGCTGAATCCATGCCGTAACAGGAGAAAGGAATTGTCCGAGGTTCTTGATTCTGAACTCAGGCTCCAATGAAGGATTCTGATCTGCTTCCTTGCAGAGGGCTCTTAATGTCTCGATATTGACGCTGATGCCGAGGTTCGGATTAGCCTTTATCCAGTTGGCTTCGTTCTTCCAGGAGTCTCCCTTGTCCAATGTGTACATGATGCAGAAGAAGGTTTCATCCTTGTAGACATCCTCAAGGATCTTGCTTGAACGCTCGAACTCCTGAGCACCGGCACTGGTTGTGTTGTCACTTCCTGAAGTGATCTCAAAGATAAGCGGTTCAGATCTTGAAGCAGTTCCAGACTGAATGACCTGTATGATGTCATAGGTCTTCATGGCTGCAACCTCGTCAATGACTGCCGTTGAAGGGTTCAGACCATCGAAGGTATCAGCCTCGGAGGAGAGTGCAGCAACTTTGCCAGCGTTGCTGGGATTGACGATTGTGTGAGTAGATCGGAATATCTGGAGCATGTTGGAAAGGTCCTCATGCTGTCTGACCATCTGAGAAACCGAATCAAATACGATTTTAGACTGGTCTCTCTTTGTAGCAGCACAATAACCTTCTGAACCTGGAGTCTTGAGCAAATCATAGATGAGAACAGAGGAAACCATTGTTGATTTTCCCTGTTTTCTGGCACAAAAAACGAAAGCCTTGCGGAACCTTCTGAGACCAGTTTTCTTATGAACCCATCCGTAGACATTGGCAAAGATGAACACCTGCCACGGAGACAGGTGCAACCGCTGACCAGCCCATTTATCCTTGTACTGTTTCAGGCACTCGGTAAAGCGGATGAAATTAGAGGCTTTCTGCTCATCGAAACGATAGGGGAAGTCTTTCTTCTTGGAATCCTTCAGATCACGCTCGAACCGCTGTACTGCCAGCTTAGTCCATTTGCATGTCTTCTTCGGATTGTGCTTCACCCAGTCCACATATTCCCAGAGTCTTTGCATCAGTTCTCCTCAAGGATCCTCAGCAATTCGCTCTTGTTCTCGCCATCTTTTTCTACTCGGAGCTTGCTCCTTTCCGATGGAGTTATACCGAATCGACAGGCCAGCTTCTCGAATCTTGCGAACTGTCGGTTTGCGACAATATCAATCTTGTTGTACTTGTCCAGGTATTCATCATCGACAAGAGCATCACCAGTCTTGCCACGCTTCAGAACTTCAAACAGATCTGTTGTCCGATAGTAAGAGTCAAGAGCATCGAACATCATGATTATCGGAGCTTCGTCTTCAAGTGACAAAACTCTCTGCTTGGCTTTGGTCAGCATGAACTGATTCCAAGCCTTTTGTGTGCGTATTAAATACCTAGTTGGAGCCTTTCTGCTCTCAAGAGGTGTCGGATTCTCGTCATACCAGTCTTTCCTGGATGATACCTTGTTAAATGTACCGGAGAGCTTTAGCTCTCGATCTGACTTTCTCGGTCTTCCCATTGCCATTAAATGGCCTCCTTTAGGTTTCGGACTTTTATGCTCATGCACAAAAGAG